ACGCCTCCCAGATACCGTTAGTTAATCCTTGAGTACCAGAACCACCTGTTTTTTCTCCAAACCAAAGTAGTGTAGAGAAATCTCTTCCGATACCACCCATGATTAATTCAGAAACGATTTCCATAAGCATAGTTCCTGTTAAGTCATTTCTTGAAACTCCTTTCTTCATTAATTGAGACTTAATGTGATTCATTAATGAAAATGCAGATTGTGCGTGTTCAACCTCTAATCTATCTAAAGTTAAAGTTACATGTTCGTTATCCACTTGAGTTCCATCAGCAGTAAAGCAATTTCCTCCAGCAGAAGATGATGCAGCTTGAGCTTTAGTGATGTCTTTTAATGCAGCGTATTTGTCTAGTTTTATTGATGCACCTGATATATCAGTCATTACATCAAACCATGATAAGTCATTGTTAGAAACAAAAAGAGGTGCTAGAAAGTATTTTCTTGCATCTTCTTGATTCCATGATAAACTTGTGTTAATTATTTCAGCCATTTTTTCTTAGTTTTTAAAGTATAAATTATTATTTGTAGCAAGAGTGCTTGACAAGTTAGCCCAAGCATCAACATCCTTAACTTCAGGAGTTGGGTTAGGGTCTTTACTTGGCACAACATCACTTGGCATACCTTCTTTTTTTGCTTCTTTTGTTTTGTAACTGTTTAGCTCCTCAGTTAGTGTTGCAATGTATCCGTCCTTTTCAACGATAGAACCATTTAATTCAACGATTGCTTTAGCAGACTCCTCAATAGACTCTTCTATAGCACTCATTTTATTAGATACTTCTTCATTGTCAAGAATTTTTACTTCTTTTGCCTCTGTTGTTTTGTTAAACATTTCAGAAATAAAAGTTTTTAAGTTTTCAAATTCTTTTTCCATTTGATTTTCCTGTTTTTGATTATTAAATAAGTTATTTACAAGATTATTATTCTTGTAGTTGTATTTATCAATGTCAAAGTTAGCTGCCATTAAAATAGGTTCTTCAATCAAGTTAATGAACCCAGCTTCAACAGCCTCTGAACTATCAAACCAAGTTTCCTCATTCATCCAAGAACGAATTTGGTCTTCTGATTTTCCTGTTTTTGACATATATATAGAGACTAACCGATTACTCATTTTATCCATAAGGTCGGCTGCCTTGCGTAAATCACCTGATTCTCCCACTTCTCCTCCCCATACATTATGTATCATATAGAGTGAGTTTTCACTCATTATTACTTCATCAGCAGCAAGTGCAACAACACTAGCCATAGATGCAGCAATACCCTCTATACGAGAAGTTACCTTTTGTGGCATCCTGTTTACAGCATCATAGATAGCCAAACCATCTATAACAGAGCCCCCTGGCGAATTTATCCTTAAAAGAACAGATGTATCATTAGGAATCATTTTTATCTCTTCAATAAAAGATTTGGCATCAACCCCATATAAACCAATTTCATCATATATCATTACCTCAGTAGTATTACTTTCAGCAACATTTTTAATATTATACCAATTCATACGACAATATAACTAATTATAAATTAATTACTTTGGAAATTAATGGAATAAATAAAGAAACTTATGGAATATTCTAAAGTTTTCTTAAAATAATTTGGTGGAATGAAATATTTGTTGTTATATTGTAGTATATTAATCAATTAAACAAAATAAATATGGGGAAAATGAAAGAGGTGTTTTTAGAGCACCAACAAAAAAACGAAAACATTATTGAAGAGTATTACAATGAGCTTTATAAGGTTGGATACACAATGGGAGTTGAAAAAAGAGAACTTAAAGAAATTATTAATTTAAAACCAAAACAAAATGGAACAAGAAACTCAAAAAGAAACGCTTAGAAGATTGTTTAAGGAAAACAATTTAGTTAAAGAAGATGTATTTAAACATGCTCATTATACTATCATCACTAGACAAGGCATAGACAAAATTATGGCCAACTCTGGAATTGAAATTCAGTATGAATTAGTAAACTTATCAGAAGACCATTCTCATTGCTTGATAAAGGCACTAGGGAGAAGAGGGGAAAAAATTATACAAACATTTGGTGAGGCAAGCCCAAAGAATAATAAAAATGCCTATACAGTTGCTATGGCTGAGAAGAGAGCAAAAAGCAGAATTGTACTTATGCTTGCTGGTTTTTACGAATTAGGAATTTTTGGAGAAGAAGAGAGTGATGACTTCAAACGATAAAGATTGGATTGATGAGGTTCTTGATGATGAACCTTGTAGTGGATGGCAAATTGGTGTCATAGAGGGTTTACTCACAACCTCATCAGCAAACTTTTTATATACAAATATTAACTTAAACGAATTAACACAAAATGAAGCAGATGAAATTATCAAAGACCTTAGAGAAAACGACAACCCAAGAGACCCTAAATACCAACTGGAAAGAATGTTTAAATCAGGCATGTTCAAAAAATGAATTAAACTATAGGCATGTTTCTAAAATTCTAAAAGAGATGGTGAATGAGGATATTCCCGACCTTGTAGAGTATCCCCCAATGGAAGATTTTATAATCTTTCTATCTAAAATGCCATTAAAATTATGGTCAGACAAGCCAGTCTTGTATTACAAGAACAACAAATGGGATGCCTTAGGAATGTTAGGGGAAAGGTTGCATAGAACAACAATTAGAACTAAATACCTTCAACTTTGTTTTAGAGAGGTAGGTTTAAAAATAACAGAAGTTTTAGACAATGAAGATAAAAAGTTTAGAAAATACAAAAATAGTAAGGAGAGATTTTTAGCTGCATTACATTATGTTGAAGATAGACTTGAAGGAGAGAAAATGAGAGATATATATAATAAATCAAAAAATTTAAGTGATGAAAAATTTTACTATGAGTAATCAAGAGGAAACATTAATAAAGATAGTTACAACGGCTTGTAATTTAACGATTGAAGAAATTAGAAGTTCATCAAGAAGTAGTAGTCTTGTTATAGCTAGAGGGATATTAGGCTGTATGTTAAAGTCAGAAACTGGATGTACTTATAAGAGGGCTGGTGAGCTTGTGGGTAGAGACCATTCTTCGGTTATATCTTATGAAAGAAAATTTAAAGATAATATAAGGTTCTATAAAAAATATAGAGACATTTACAATGCAGTTTCAGAAGAATACTCATCACACTATTCAGATGTTAGTTTGGATATAATGAGTAAACAAATACTACAAATTGAGCAACAATTAGAGGTTTTGAAAAAGAGACAATTATCATTAATGAAAAACTAATGAAGAATACAATAAACAGGTGAATGGAACAACCTTAATCGTTTCAAAAAATAAAAATAGTAAAAAAATGGTAGAAAAAAAGTATGTAAACGGACTTGTTATCAAAGAAAAAACTTTTGATAATGGTGGAACACAATTAAAAGCAAGTATTGCTACTAAAGACTTTATAGAGCAATTAAAGCAAGAGGACGACAATGGTTGGGTGAATATTGTTATTTCAAAAAGAAAAATGCCAAGTGAAAAGGGTGTTACCCATTACGCTTATATTGACCCTTGGAAACCTACTCCAAAAACCAATCAAAAAGCAAAGGCTGTAACAGCAGATGATGACATGCCCTTCTAAAGAAAGGTAAATTTATGGGGGAGGTAATATGGCCTCCTCCAAACTAAAACAAAACAAAATGAAAGAAAAACCAAATTATTACGCCATAATACCTGCTAATGTAAGGTATTGTAAAAAGCTTAAACCTATTGAAAGATTGATTTATGCAGAGATTACATGCTTGACTAACAATAAAGGTTACTGTTGGGCTGGAAACGAGTATTTTTCTAATTTATTTGAGATAAGTAATAGAAGTGTTAGTAGGCATATTAATCAGCTTAAATACTTTGAATTTATCTCAATCTCAATGACTAGAGATAGTTCATCTAAAGTAGAGAAAAGAACTATTAAACTAACAAAAAGCACCATAGACAAAACTGTCGCACCCCATAGACAAAACTGTCCAACCCCCATAGACAAAACTGTCCAATATAATAATAAAAATAATAATAATAAAAAAGAAAAAGATATATTGTTCAATAAATTTTGGGATGCCTATGGTAAAAAAGTAGGATTATTAGCTTGTAAAAAGAAATTTATGAAGCTAGATATTGATATTTGCCAAAAATGTGTTGATGTTACTCCTAAATATGTGGCATCTACTCCAGATATTAAGTTTAGAAGAAACCCTTTAACTTGGCTTAATCAAGGCTGTTGGGATGATGAGATTAAAGATGACTCAAAGAAAAAGGGTTTTACTGGGGGTAAATTTGATGGAATGATATTTTAATGGGGTTTTACGAATACGGCATAAAAATAAAAAGAAATTCAGGTCAGGTAAAAACAACTTGTCCTAAATGTTCTCATGATAGGAAGAAAAAAAATGATACCTGTTTGTCAGTTAACATAGATGAGGGGGTTTGGAATTGCCACAACTGTGGATGGACAGGAGGTTTAAAAAAACAAAACAACTATATGGAATCTAAAATATATGTAAAACCAACAGTGAGAAAGTTACAAAGTAAATACACTTCAAAACTGGTATCTTGGTTCTTAGGAAGAGGTATCTCAGAAAAAACACTTACTGATAATAAGATAACGGAA